TCCCAGACAATCAAGAAATAATCATCAAAGCCCATTTGGTGAATAATGTCTAATTCATGCTCCAGACGTTCTTGATAGAGCGGACTAGTCAAGTTCTTTCGAAGAAGACCCGCTTGAGCTAATTCTCTCAATTCCGCAACAGCTGGTTTCTGAGGATTGAAGCGAGGCAATTTCAACTGGGTATCAATGTCATATTGAATCTCTTGGACAAGTTTTTCAAGATTTGTGATGGCTTGAGGAAATCGCTCAGCAAAATCATTCTGTAACTCCTGAGGAGTTTTTAGGACAGTTCTAGGATCAATTTGTCCTGTTTCTGTCAAGCTTTGATTGTCCTTGATGGCCGCGAGCATCTGCATGGCTTCCATATCTTCCGCCTCAAAAAAACGCACCGTATGAAGAGGGAGCACAGGGTGGCTAAACTCTTGATCCGGCGTATCCGCAAAAACTCCGATGAAGTAATCTAGACCAAGCGGTATGTCTTCACTAGCAAAAGGCGCTGGGACAATGACCGCTACTCCTTCTGTGAGGTGCTTCACATCTTCCCAATTGTTTTTCCCCATCATTTTGACGGTCGACATCTTCATCAGATTCTGGTAGCCTTTCGTTGACAGGGCCATCATCCGAAACGGAATTGTTTCATTGTCTACTTTTAGTCCAATTTCTAAACCGACCAAGGGGCTGAGGTTGTGGGCCTGACAGGCTTCGATAAATTCATAAGCACCATACAAATTATCTACATCCATGATTCCCAATGCGCCATACCCCATGCTTTTAGCCACTTGGACATAGTCTTTTATGGTCACAAGACTTTCCATAAAGGTATAGACTGATTTGGTATCTAGCTGTGTAATCACTTTTTCTCCTTTCTGCATTGTCTATTTTGGTGCCTCCTTTGGTAACTCCTTTTTGTACAAAAAAACACCACTGCTACACAATGATGTCTCAACAACGGAAGACATGGGATTCGAACCCACGCACGCTATTACACGCCTACCGCGTTTCCAACACGGCCTCTTAAGCCTCTTGAGTAATCTTCCATGAA